GGTCAACCTGACTGCTGTAACGGCCATACCCGGCGCGCAGCATGGCGTGGCGGATGCCCTTGTCATACGCCGCCTGCCAATCAAATTTGCCTTGGTGTTTGCTTACGTCAATAGCATAATTCATGTATTCCACTTCCTTTGCGTGTCGTACGCTGCTGTAACTGCCCAGCTTGACCGCACTGCTGGCCGTGCTAAAATCGTTGTCCAGCCAGTTCAGCGGGTTGGCGCGCTGACCTTTCCAGCGCACTTCAAAATGCAGGTGTGCGCCGTAACAGTTGCCGGTATCGCCGCTGTAGCCGATCAGCTGGCCTTCCCGCACTTGCTGCCCCTGAGTCACGCAGAGCTTGCTCAGGTGGGCATACAGAGTTTCGAGTGTGCCATACTTGTAGGTCGTGTGGCGCAGCTTGACCATGTTGCCATAGCTGTTGATGTCCCCCTGGGTGCGCTTGCCGTTCCAGCGGTAGGCCGTCTCCACTGTGCCGCCCTCTGCGGCGTATACCGGCGTGCCCACCGCCGCGCGGAAATCCAGCGCCCGGTGCAGGCTGCCGTCATTGTAGAGCCAGCCTGCGGTGATAATGTGTTGGGCCAGGGGCCAATGCAGCAGGGCTTCTTCATTCTTCAGCCGCATTTTTATCCTCCTTATTTTGTCCTCTTCCACATATAAACCGCCAGATAGGGCGGCATGTTGTTGTGAGCTTTCCCGGAACCGCCGGAGGCGACTGTTACGGTTTTGGATTCCCAGTTCGGAATACCCCAGCCTCCTGATTGCGTTTGAACATACGCATCCGCAGAGCTTCCGGTTTTGGAGCGTATTACGTTGCTTCCGTTGGTTACAGACAACGAATAATTCGGTAGCTCGCTTTGTGTAAGCGTATGGGCGGATTCACCCCCAGTAGCACCTGCGGGAAAACTACCAGAAGCACCAAGCAAAAAGCGTTCAGAAATTCTTTCCCAGGTACCGCCAAATAAAGACTCTGGGCTTGTATTGCTTACGGTCATGTAAATACTGCCAATCGGCCAGGCTGCAAGTTTTGCTTCCGCGATGGCCGCCTTCACCGCCGCCGGCGTTGCCGCAACACCACCATTGGTCGAACTTGTTGAACTGGTCGAATCACTCAATTTCACACCGCCCAAAGTCGAAGCATTACCTGTCGGCAGTGTGTACTTAGTATCTGTTGTCGGCGGTGTGTATCCCAAAGCACTTGTTACATTCGCTTTTGTCAAACTAATCGTGCCGGAATTCTCCGTAATGTTACTCCCGATTTTTACACCACCCAAAGTCCAAGCACTCGCGGTTGGCAGTGTGTACTTGGTATCAGTCATAGGTGGCGTATAACCCAGTGCATTTGTCACGTTAGTCTTACTAATGCTGATCGTGCCGCTGTTCACTGTAATATTGCTGCCAATCTTTACGCCACCCAGGGTTGAACTGGTAGCGGCAGGCAGCGTATGGGTACCGGAGGAGGCCGGTGTCATATAGATCTGGTTGCTGTTCAGCGTTCCTTCACTCTTAGCATTATCATACTGGGCTTGCGTCAGGTAGTTGATCACCAGGCTGTCCAGCTTTGTATCAGTGGCCATAATCATATACCTCTCGTTACAATCGCGCTGATTGCGGATAGTCCACTCGGCAGCCCAGTCAGTTTTCCGTTGCTGATGCTTAGGCTCAGATTGGTGCTGCTTGGCCCACCGTACATGGCGCTCTTGTGGTATTTGTCGCCCTCAAACGCGATCAGGCTCGTAACCTGCCCGCCCCAGCCGCCGGAACTGGTCATGGTACCGTAGCCCCAAAGCTTGATTGTCCCGTCAGTGCGCCTAAAACTAACGCTGGGGTTGGTGTCCGTGACGGCATAAGCCTCCACATTGTTATTGCCACTGCCGCCGGAACTCCCGCCGGCGGCATAAGTTCCTGTCACACCAAAAATGTTCACACCGCTCTTAATGTTCCCGGCCACCAGGTTTGCATCGCCCTTGATTGTCTGTGTCCCGCTCAGGTATTGCCCAGATGCAATGCTCTGATCGGTTGTCTTCGGGGTGTAAGTTGCTGCGCTTTTTTTGGTCACATCACTGCCAATATAAGTGCTCGATATCGCATTCACGGTCACTTTGCTCAGTCCGTCATATCCGCTGTCCGGGCTTACCGTCTGGGTGCTTTCACTGGGACTGACTGTTTTGCTCTGCAATTTTACGTCGCTGGAACCACCACTCACAAAGCCGCCCTGCATGTCAACGGCATTGCTGCCTAAATACACACCCATGCAGCTGTCACCACCTTCTGAGCGTAACGTTTGTCGCGCCAACGCTGGCTGCCGTTATGTCAATGGTTTTTGCGCTGCTGCCGTCCCATGCGCCCTGACTGGTTCCGTTCAGTTTGATGGTCAGGCTGTTATTTAGTTTTTCGGCGCTCGTTGCGGAGCCGCCTGCGTTGCTGGAACCGGCATAGTTTGTGGTTCCGGTGACTTTGGCCCCTGTGGCACTGTGGGCAATTACCCCTTTCGGCAGGTCGGCAGCCCGCACCGTATCGCCGGTCAGGTCGAGGACAACGGCATCATTGATAACAACCTTGTTTACGGCCATGCTCAGCCTCCGATCGTCAACGTCTGGCCGCCAGCCGCATTATCAACGTATGTGGCCGGGATCGCCTGCACAGTAACTTGAGACAGGCAGTTATACGCTTTGTCGGGCAGCACAACCTGCTGCTCAAAGGTCGGCGTAACGCTCTTGGCCTGCGGCTTCATACCTTCGCTGCCGCTCATAGAGCCTTTCACGCCCAGGACCGTAACGCCCTCGCGGATATTTGCGGGCACCAGCTTGGCCTGTTCGGTCGCTGCGATGGTCACCCCGCCTGCGCCATCGTGGAAGCCCATGGGGATGGTGTACTTACCAGAAACGGTGCTGATTTCACCGTTGACTTCGCCGTTGTTGGGCATCGTGCCAGTCATTTTGGCGCCACGCGCGTAGAATGTTTTCCCGTTCAAAACCTCCGCCACAGCTGCGGTGGCATCGCTGGTATCCGCGTCTTTCGTGCTGGTACCGGTAATGGGGGCGCCGGACTTGTCGTGCGCCGTGATACCTTTGGCCAGCTTGTCCGGGGTTACAGTGTCTGCGGTAAGGTCCAGCTTAGTCTCCTTGCCAATAACCACCTTGTTTACGTATTTATTGGGCATTGTAGTACTCCTCTCCTATAATCAGTGTGTAACCGTTGGAATCGTTGGATACCTCGTACTGAGGTATCTTTTTGATTGTTAGGTTCTGCTGCATTAGTCGCTTTGCGGTGGGCAAAACCTGCGCCGAGAACAACGGCGTGATGTCATACGGCCCGCTGTACTCCGGCGCACCCACCACTGTGGTGCCGGTCACGTCCACCCGCACGGATGCCGCCCCGGCAATGCGCACTGATACGGCGCTCTGTTGGGCCACTCGCACCTGGATCATGCACCATCAACCTCCTGGAATAAGGTCGGGCTCATTTTGAGCGTCAAAATCTCCGTCTGCGGCTGGTCAGTGCTGTCCCGCAACGTGATGCGGGTGTCCATGTACAATGCTTCGCCGCCCAGGAATTTGTACGTTTCTTCCCGCGTCCAGGGGATAAGGATGATGTTCTGTCCTTCCTGCCGGGTGCAGTCATCCGGCCAGACGTTGGATTTAATGGCCGGGAAGCCTTTGCAGCTCTTCTGCTTGAACACAAATTCGATCCGGCTCACATCATCCAGATCCATCCCGATTTCCACGGGCAGCACGAATTGCGTTCCCTGTTTCATTCGTTTTTCTCCTGGCTCGGCTGGTTCTCCGCTGCCATTTCCTCTGCAGCCATATTTTCACGTACAGCAGACAGCACGCTCTCTAAAATCAGCTCAGATACCGCGTACGGGATCTTGGCATCATTCAGGGCAGCAATAATCTTGCGTCTGCACTCTTTGATGCGTTTTGTATCGGTCGTAGTCTGCACCCCCTTATGTGTCACAGCCGCGCATTTACAGCGTCTTTCAAGGTTTTGATAGCGGCCAGAAGATCCTCATCCAGAGCCACGAAGGAGGCCCTGTTGTTCTGGCTGGTGATGTTGCCGTTGTCGTCCAGTTCCATGTATGTGTAGCTCACGCGTTCGCCTTCG